CTGCTTCACTATCAGTAATCAAAGGTAAGGTCACTAACTGACATTCTAGCGGTAAACCAACTGTTATTTGTTTTCCGGCCTTATCTAAAGTGATAGCACCATTAGAAACAGTCTTATTAGTCTGCTGTTCACCGTCAACGAATACCGCTACTTCCTGACCTTCAAGATGTGATAAGCCGGTCACTGTAGAAGTATCAGCTTGGAAGGTGTTGGTTAAGAAAGAGTCCATGTACTTGTAATCGTTATGGTCCAATGAAATCATAAGATTGCTCATACGCTCAATTCTTCTTACACCGTTACGGTTAACAACTGCATAGATATGATCTTCTTCATCTTCAGAGATAGCACATACATTTTCAAACAAACCATTCTTGGTGTGGTGTTGCGCCCATGCAATCAGATTTTGGTCTGGGAAGAAGGTACATGAATACAATGCACCGTTACTTGATACCGCCCAAACAATCTGTATAGGTGACTTCTGAAGAGTTAAGGAAACAATGTCGTAATTATCAAAAAGATGTGGGGCGCGAATAGATATATCCTGAGTGATATAACCTTGCTGATTGTAGTCATATCCTAAAGCTCTTACGTGGCCACCTCTTGAAGCAGAATAAACAACAGTAGAGTTAACGATAACCGGCTGAACTTCGTTAGCACCGATATAAGACTGAGCACGAACCGCTACAGAGCTTGGTGTTAACGCATCACTGTTCTGTGTATATACACGCAATTCAGATGTAGAGGTAAACAGCAGAAGTGATTCAAGTGCAACCAAGTGTTTAATTCTATCCGCGTCACTTGTTACCGCTTCAATCTCAATGCGATCATCATCAAGAACCGGAATGTGATATTGCATTAAGTCTTGCTGTCCGGCATTTGAGAACCAGCACTTCAAAGGGTGTGGGGTTGAACCGGCAAATACACGTCTTTGGTCGAACTGAGCACAAGCACTTGGATAGTCCGGTATTGAGTTACCGGTCACATTTACTGTGAATTGAGCACCACTACCAATAGAAGAAGTAATCTCTACTTCAGCAGAACTTGTGTAGTTCAATCCGGCAGACTGAATAATCACCTGATTGATAACACCACCAACAGCAACAACATCAACAACCGCATTAACACCGATAGTATCATCAATGTTAACTGGGAACTGAACCGTTGTAGTTTGTGGATAGGCAATTAAGAAATCACCTAGGCTAACACCAGTATCAAGAGTATTGAACGGTACATTGTTAACCTTGTCTTGTGGCTGTTCTTCAACATTAGATAAATACTCTTTGTATGTTACAGAGTTGTCACATTCAAAGTGTATGGTTAAGTTTGCTATTGCTTGTTTTGAAGAAGTTAAATCAAAGGTTACTGCATCTTCAAGATATGCAATCTTTCTATACTTGGTTACACCTTCTACTTCATAACTCTTGATAGCATAGGAAACAGTAATAGGAAATGTCTTTTCAGTTACAAGAGTTGAACCGTTAACAAATACAAAGCGTGGATTAGATAAAGTCCAATCTTCAACATCACTTTCACTTGCACCTTCAGGCGAAACAAAAGGCTGAATAGAATCAATTGTTAAACTTCTAGGAAGATATGACAGTAATCCAATCAAACCGTAAGTATAGCCTGAACCACCATTATCAACAGAAATAGATGTAATCTGATTTGATGAATCTTCAAAGAGTGTTTTATATTTAGGCGGTGTAATGTTTGTGTTTGCGTTTAAACCTTCATCTTCAATATAAAGATTTTCAGTTTCACCAACATAACCAAAGATACCGGAAACATTACGATACAGTCTGTATCTGATAGCACCTTCAACGGCATTCCAAGCCACTCTAATCTTTGCACCGTTAATGTAGTAGTTGCCAACACCAGTAGCTTGCTGTGATGCAACACTTTCTTGTTCATCAGAGTTAAAGGCAGTCACTACATAGGTTGCAGTTATCTTGTCTTTAGTTGCCCTTTCCGCATCTGTCATGGCATTTGCATAGACAGCGGTAACGGTTAGGTTGGTTGGTGGTTGAATGGTTGGTACAAGCTGAACACGTACAAATCTCCAATCGGTCATTCCATATCTTCTTAACTCATAAGGTGGATATAGATTAGATGTAATTGTGATAATGTCCGCATTTTGTGAGTAATCAAGATACTTCAGATTTTCAGCAGAATAAGGTGTTGATACCTGATATATCTCTTCTTCATCATTCAAAACATATCCCCCTTGTGAGATTATACGCATTGTATAATCACCAAATTCTAGGCAGTATGTTTGCGTTGAAGAATATCTGAAAGGAATCAGTCTTACCGGTTTGTAAGCATTTAGGGGAGTTCCAACGAACTGAAAACCACCACGCTTTCTTACCGCACCTTGTGGCAGAACAACAAAGTTATCAAGATGTAATGCGCCCATTTTGTAGTGAGGTAAATCAGTTCTTGCAAGTAGTGAAGGTGCAATCTCACCACCGGCAAAACCTCTTTGAAGCATTCTGTTTGTCATTGTTCTAGTTCCTTGCGCTTATGATACTTGGAGTTTCTAAAGGCTGAATGGAATCTGCGCCTTGCTGTGCGTCAATACATGAAGCGTTATGAAGTAAGATACTTCCTTGTTGTAATAGACTTGAAGCAATCTGCAAGCCGGTTGTTCCATGAATCAATGCACTTGCTATTCTTGCGCCCAATAGATATTCCAGAGCTTCAGTAAATACATCTGAGAATAGAGATACATCTTCAATGTTTGCTATGTATTCAATAATGAATGGTGCTTTTTTGTCGGTGACTAATTTAGTTGATCCGCTTATCTGTCTGAAGTTAAAGCGCTCTTTTTCTCTTCTGATTGTTTCTACTCTTGAATCAGAATCTAAGTCACAAATATATAGAACTCTTAAGCAGTCTGTAGGTAATGAGTAGGTATAAGTCCAAGGAAGTGAAACAACATTTGTGAGCAAGTTATCACTTGTAATTACTTCGTCTTTTCTTGCAAAGTTGAAATCGTATTTTGCTAGGCAACGTCTGACGGTTGCATCAAAGTTTCTTCTAAATAAATCTGCTTCTTTTGAGTTTTCTGTTAAATCGTCTATGTGTGAACCCTGACCGATTAAGTCTAAAGTGTTATTGCATATATCAAGTTTTGTTAGCGCCATAGTTCCCACCTATAAAAAAGGGCGGTCAAATTTATGATCGCCCTTGTAAATACAAATTTCAGAGAGTTATTTATTTACACTAAGCTGAATAGCCTTTATCAGCATTTGCAACTGGGTAAATAATATTCAGATGTGGTACAAAGGCAATCTGAGCACGAATTGCATTATTAACCGGTGTAACATCTGAACCGACTTCAGGTACATCTGCAATAACATCAGAACCAGAAACCTCGGTGCCGGTATCACTCTCACCTTCTGCAAGAGTAGGAATGAAACGTAAAGTTACATAGCGATACTTCTTGCCGGTTGGATTGAACTGAACAAATGCTTCACCGTTTGCGTTTAACTCGCCCTTGTCGATAACACCGGAATCACCGATAACAGTTGCATCTGTAAATGCTGCATTATCAGCACCAAGAATCTGAACACGTAAATCTCTAGTTAAAGTTCCCTGAAGAACTACCTGAGCATACAGTGAACGACCAATTGCATAATCTGCTAGTGACTGAAGATCAATACCTCTATTTGATAGAGTTGTACGCTCAACCACCTGACCGTCACAAAAGATTGTCTGAAAATCAACCATTTTATTTTCTCCTTATATCAAGTGATTAAACTACCTTGGTTTCGTTGTTTGAAATCTGATCAACCTGACGCATAGGTACACCGCTGAAAGTCTTCCATGCAGTATTGCCAAAGTCATTGTTGTTAACAAGTTTCATGGTTTCGATAACATTAGACTGACAACGAACAGCTAAAGTGTTTAGTCCGGCATGAACATCAGAGTTCATATACATCTTGCACTTTGCACGTACTGAAGCTGGGATTAAAGCAAGTGCATTCTGTAACTTCAAGATTAAGTTAGAACCAGTCTTAACTTCACCTGAACCAATACCGGTGCCGTTGATTAGATCGTCAACATCAATGTTGCATAGACGCACAACGTGTCTCCAATCCTTAATCATTAGACCAACATCCCAATCATAGATAGTTGAATGGCCTAAGAACTTGTTGCCCTTGTCATCATCAATCAGACCGAAGCCTAAGTCTTTCTTATCAAGACCTAACTT